CGCACAGTCTATTACAGCGCTGCGGGGTCGTATAGCGACTTTACGAGCGTTTCTGCGGGATCGGTTACCCTAACGGATTCTACGCTGCATGGCAACATTGTCCAGTTACTTAGCGCTAACAACTTTTTGTACATTTTTGGTGATAACTCCATTAATGTGTTTTCGGATGTACGGGTAACCAATGCTGGACTTACCTTGTTTACCAATACCAATGTGAGCGCATCGGTGGGTTCGGAGCTTAAAAACGCTATATTCCCGTACTTCCGATCTGTTTTATTTATGAATGACTATGGGGTGTACGCCCTAGTCGGATCAACCACTTCTAAATTATCTGATCCCCTAGATGGGGTTTTCCCTAATATTGACTTTGCAAACCCCGTTTACGCTGGTCAGGTTTTGTTAAACAACATCCTTTGCGCAGTCTTTAATTTCAGATATTTTGATGCAGTATTTACCAATAGCTATCGGTTTATCCAAGCTGTTTTCTTTGAAAAGAAATGGTTTATATCTAGCCAAGGTAACAACATTAAATACATCACTTCTGTGCCAGAGGAAGGGCAGATTTTGGTGTATGGCACTTCAGGCAATAACCTATATCGTTTGTATGCCGATAACACCAGCTCAATTACAAGCCGTGTAAGAACTGCCTTAATGCCAATGACCGATCCAATTCGGACTAAGCAAGCCCTTAAAATTGGTATTGAAGCGACTGCGCCCGCCAACGGCACTATTACGATGTTGGCTACGGTGGACAATGAAAACCGTTCTAGCACGCCTTATACCTTGACTTCTGTAATTAATTGGCAAAACAATAACTTGCAAATTATTCCTTGGAACAATAACTCAGGTACAAATATTGGCTGGGGTACAACGGGGTATTCTTTATATAAAACTGATGCTCAACAGTATGGTAAATACTTAGGAATTACAGTAACATCTACTAACCCAGGGTTTGTAATCAATGGCTTTGAGTTTGAGCATGAACTAAGAGTGAGGTTCTAGTGACAAAACCAGTATCCGCAGTTCCAAATGTATTCCAAAATGCTACAACCACCTTACCGTTGTCGCAGTTGGATAGCAATTTCACAACAATTACAAACGAACTTAACGATTTAAACAATTACAGCAATTTTAGCCCTGATACTGGCACAGCCAACGCTATTGTTTGTAACTTTCCAGCGGGTATTACGACTACTACAATTGCTACGGGTTGCGAAATTAGCTTTGAAGCAGCCAACGCTAACACGGGCGCTACCACTTTATTGGTCCAAGTCAATTCCGTTACCATTTTAGCTGCTACTGCGGTCAAAAATGAAGATGGATCAGCGTTATCGGGTGCTGAATTTAGGCTTGGCGGTATTTATACGGTAGTGTATGACGGTACTTATTGGGTTTTAGCGGGTGGTGGCGGTGGTGGCGGTGCTGAAGCTGGTGGTGCAATCTATGAAAACACCCAGTCAATCAATGCAAACTACACCATAACCACAAATAAAAATGGTTTTAGCGTAGGACCGATCACCGTAGCGAGTGGAGTTACGGTTACCGTGCCGTCTGGCTCACGCTATGTAATTATGTAAAGGACAATATATGAGCATTGTTTTAGTAGGTTCAACTTCAGGTAGCGTTACATTACAAGAACCAGCCGTTGCTGGTACTACTGTATTAGACTTGCCAGCCGTATCAGGAACAGTTCTTACTACAGGCACTACTGGTCAAGTTATTGCTAGTGGTGCTTTACCAATAGGTAGTGTATTGCAAGTGGTTAATGCTACTTACGGAACTGCAACAACAACTGCATCAGGAACTTATACCGACACAGGATTGACTGCAACCATTACTCCTAAATTTGCAACAAGCAAAATTCTTGTTTTGGTCAATCAAGCTGGTTGTAACGCACAAACAAACACAAATGGTGTAAATGTCCAACTTGTAAGAAATTCAACAGGATTAGGCACTTTTGCGGCTTATTATTCATATACTACTGGTGGTTCAATTTGTGGTGCATCAATTAGCTATTTGGATAGTCCAGCCACTACTTCTGCTACAACCTATAAAACTCAACAAGCTAGGGCGTCAGGAGCAGGAAATGTGCAAACACAATCTAATGATGCTTTATCTACAATTACTTTAATGGAGATTGCCGCATGATTGATTTATCTTCAGCAATTTTAAAACTTTATCAACAAGTCGTTGTTGTTCGTGGCGATGTCGCTTACGATGCAAACGGCAACGAAGTCGCATACGATAAAGCCGCAGTTCAGGCTTATGTAGATGCTCATGCTTATATTGCTAAACGAGCCGCAGAATATCCGCCAGTCACAGACTACCTCGATGCAATAGTAAAGGGCGACCAAGCACAGATTGATAAATACATTGCTGACTGCTTGGCGGTCAAGGCTAAGTATAAAAAGGGAGTAGCATAAGTGTTCTTTACTTACGCACACTACAAGCCTGAAGGCGGTCTTTTCTACATAGGAAAAGGCAAGCGTAGGCGTGCGTATGCTATGGATGGGCGTAACTCTCATTGGCAGAATATTGTCAATAAATACGGCAGACCCCATGTAGAACTGCTTGCTCGTTGGGATACTGAACAGGAAGCACTTGACCACGAAAAGCTGTTGATTTCATGCTTTAGGGATATGGGCTATCAGTTAGCTAACAAAGCCGATGGCGGTACGGGTGCATCAGGTTACAAGTTTACCGATGAGCAAAAGAAAAATTTATCATTAGCCCACATGGGTCAAGTCGCTTGGAATAAAGGCAAAAAGTCAAATACTGTTATTTGGAACAAAGGCTTGCCAATGGCTAAAAATGCCGCACAAGCACTTTCTGTAAAAGTTAGTTGTGTAAATTGCCGCAAAGAGGGCAGGATTGGCAATATTCTTGGTGCACACGCAAAGTGGTGTAACAATGTAAAGCCGTATAGAGCAAGGGCTACCATTAACGGAAAGCGTATAACTATTGGTCGTTTTGAAACCAAAGAAGAAGCACAAACATTTCAAGATAATTATTACAAAGAACACAATATTGTTCGCACATCTTGGAACAAAGGCACTAAAGGTGTAATGACCGCATGGAATAAAGGAATACCAATGTCTGAAGCATCTAAACAAAAATTAAGCGAATCTCAACTTAAACGATTCAGAAAGGCTCTACAATGCCAAGTGTCATAAATGCCACAACCACCAATGGGGTGACAGTTCAGGGCGATAACTCAGGCTCATTACAGTTAGCAACCAATAACGGCACGACTGCTTTAACGATTAACACCTCGCAAGGTGTGTCGGTATTAAACTGTTTAGGTGTGGGTAACGCTACCCCATCTACTAGCGGTGCTGGTATTACATTCCCAGCTACTCAATCAGCAAGCACAGACGCTAATACGCTAGATGATTATGAGGAAGGGAGCTGGACACCAACAATTAAAGGTGCTTCTACTGCTGGAACTTCTACTTATTCGGTTCAAACTGGTAAATATATAAAAATTGGAACGCTTGTTTTTATAACTTGTTATGTAACATGGAATACTGCTAATGGAACTGGAAATTTAAGAATTGGTGGTTTACCTTTTGCTGGTTCAAATGCTGGTGTGTATCAAGGGCTTACTTTATCGGGAATTTCAAGTGTTAGTGGTTCTACATCAGGTTACACATGGTTTGGAAGAATTAACAATGGCGAAAGCGAAATTTCTATTAAATATGCAAATTTTGCAACAACCACTCCTAATGATGGCGATATTGCTGTATGTAATTCAGGAACTCTTTTATTTACTGGAACATACACTATTTAAGGAAATAAAATGGCACTTTCAGAATCAACAAAAATTGACCAAATCGAAGTCGTAAACGATTGGAGTATTCATGTTCGTCAGGCTACCATTATTGAAAGAGATGGTGAGTTTGTATCTCGCACCTTTCATCGTTGGGTATTAACTCCTGATTCCGACATTAGCGGTCAAGAACAAAAGGTTCAAGACATTGCTAATGCCGCATGGACACCCGAAGTTCGCCAAGCATACGAAACATTTAAGGCTGAACAAGCCAATAGATTAGGAGTCGCATAATGCCTATAACCTTAGACGGCACAGCACAACGCTTTAATGAAGCGTTTGAGTACCGCAATGGCGAACTGTATTGGAAAATTAATACCAATCCATCAAAGCGTCTAATCGGTAAGCGTGCTGGTTGTATGTCTAGTATGTATGGTGTAGTAAACCTAGATGGTCAGGCTTACTGTATCCATAAGGTAATTTTCTGTATGCATCATGGTTATATGCCTGAAGTGGTTGACCATATTAACGGAGTTAAAAAAGACCACAGAATTGAAAACTTGCGTGCCGCCAATCACCAATCGAATAATTGGAACAAGACTGTGCAAAGCAACAATAAGTTAAGAATGAAGAACATTAGTTGGCACAAGCAAAACAAGAAGTATTGGGTGCAGATTACCCAAAATAGAAAGAAAGTTTACAGTCAAATGTTTGATGATTTAGAACTTGCCGAACTTGTAGCTGTCATGGCAAGAGAAAAATATCATGGTAAGTTTGCTAATCATGGAGAATTTAAATGCCAGTAATTATTGATGGTACAAACGGGGTCAACACACCCAATACCTTTGCATTCAAGAATCGCATCATTGATGGCGGTTTCACCATAAACCAGCGTGGCTATACATCAGGCACTTCACTATCGTCAGGTTCTTACGGACACGACAGATGGAAGGGCGGTGCAAGCGGTGGCACATATACCTTTACACAAGGCTCTACTGGTGTTAATACGACCATTACAATTACTGCTGGTTCTATTATTCAAGTCATTGAAGGTGCTAACTTACCCGAAGGTGGCACTTATGTTTTATCGTGGACAGGCACAGCACAAGGCAAGATTGGTGCTGGTAGCTTTGGTGCAAGCGGAATAACAGGAACAATTACTGCGGGAACAAACACTAACATTGAGTTCAACACAGGAACTTGTGGCAATGTGCAATTAGAGGTAGGCTCTACAGCTACTAGCTTTGATTACAGACCTTATGGAACTGAATTGGCTTTGTGTCAGAGGTATTATGAAAAGTCTTTTAACATCGGAACTGCACCAGCAAACGGAATTGAATCTCCTGATAGAAGGCAAATGGTTGCCTATGCCACTACTGAAATTGGCTATCAATCTATGTTTCAAGTTTCAAAACGCACTAGCCCAACAATGACTTTATTCATAGATTTAAACGCAGGCACAAACGGACAATGGTCTTACTATAATGGTAGTGCTTGGACAACTATGACAACTTCTGGTTTTAGAAATACAACACAAGAGTTTCGTATTGATTTTATTGTTACTGGTAGAACTTTTGGGCAAGCCTTAATTGGTGCTGGTAATTGGACAGCAAGTGCGGAGTTATGATTATGTATAAACTATTAAA